TGCTTTGCATCCGGACTTATTAAAATGGACTCTTCGTTTTTTGGCATCTCTGCTCCTTTATTTTTGTATAGGGGGATGCGTGTACATCCCCCCAGTTTTTAGCTTGTTGGTTTTTCTGATAGGTTGTACCCTTTAGTCCAAATCCAATCAGTTGGTTTATCGTTCACATCAACTTGTTCGCTGATAGCTTCATTCATTTTTTCCTGTAACCATTCAACCCCACCATCTTGCACATCCAGTTGGTCTTGTAATCTTTCAGAACAAATAATATTTCGGGATTCATCCTCATAAATCATTACTCTAAAATCAGTCCATCTTCCATAATTGCCTTCACCTTCTCCCCAATCCAATAACTGCAATTCTCCATCCTTTATATTTTCTTGAATGGCAATGTAATGTTGTTTATTGAAATGAAAATCCTTTTCATCCCTATCTACTATGTAATGAAGATAAATTAGTTGAGCCTGATTATGTTCTTTATGAGTCCTCAAAACCATTTTCTTCTGCTGTTTAAGATGTTCTCTAAAGTGTGGAACCACACCTTGCACAAATCCTCTTAAATCTTTATTTGCCTCTTTCACACCCTCTTCACTCAACCCTAATTCGTAAACAAAATCTGTATTCCAAATCTGATTACTTAATAATTTTTTCTTTCCATCTGAAGTTTCTGCGATTACAACTTGCCAGTTTTTAACTGCCTCATTTTCAATCAAATCAAATGCTTGTGGATGAACCAAAAATATTTTGCCATTCCCTTGATGAACTTCAAAATAATTTGGTTTTGGTTTTTTTCTAGTCATATTTCTCCTTTTACTAATGACATATATACATAAGATGTTACTACAAATATTATGTAAAAAAGGCTGTGTGTGGCAATGTACACTAATATACTATTCTAAATTCTACTACTTTATGTACAATCAGTCATGGATATATCTAAAAATAAATATCGTGCTAGTGTACACAGACACACAGGGGGTTTTTATTTAAAATATTATGGTATTATTTATTTTGATGGGTGTATCTTCGGAAAAGGGTACCCAAATATACTTAAAGAAAAGAGTAAGTTGAGCAATCGCCGGTCTTTTCACCCATCTTATTTATTGATAAGTGTTTTGAGAATCGCTTATCAAAAATTAAGTTTTAACTGATAACAGTTAAATACTCCTTTGGCTCCTTCTCTTGTGTGCATAATTTCCTTATACTGCAAGAGAAGGGCTGTGTACACTTCCATTGATTTACAAAAAAGAAAAGGGAGATGGTTTTACCCATCCCCCCTAACTTGTTGCAAAGGAGTGTTAGTGTACAATATCACTCAATTATATTTCTCCAATGCATCTCAAAGTTTATCTTCTGTTTTTTTATGTATTGTGGTTCTTTGCCTTCTTCGTAATTTCTAAAATTACCTGTGCAGAAGATATGAATCACATCATAATTGTGAGTCCTTGCGAACTGCTCATAAGGTGCAGATTCCCAACTGGTGCAATTTGTATTGTCAACCCAAACTCTGTGTATGCCATTTAGTATTGCCAATTCAAATTTGCTAAGACAGAGGGAGTGTACACGTTCCAACATGTCTTCCCTAAAATTGTAGTTACCCAACTCGTCATAAAAGAACTCATCAGCAGATGCTACGACATCTAAATCTTTGAGGTCGTGTACAGTCTTAGTCCTGTTCTGTTCTACGAATGTAGACTTGCCGGAGCCTGACCATCCATGCATTATGATTGCCACATATTTTAAATCTTTGATTGGGGGTGTCATTGTACACCCCCATAGACATCATTATCTTCTTTGATTTTTCTTTCGTTAATGTAGTCTTGCATCTGATTGTAAACTTTCTGCTTGTTGCCCTTGAAACCAAATTCGCTTTTGATTCTAGCGTAGCAACTTCTACCCCTTGTTAATCTCATGCGACCTTCTGTTTCAATCTCTAGTTTTAAACCTAGCAACATGGTTTCCAATCTGAATAAGCCAATATGCCTACCTGTAATCATTGTTCCAACTTCTGTTTTTTTAACTGCCATGATTATTTACCCCCTTTTACTTTGATATCAAAGTTATCAGGATTTAAACCTGAAAGTGCCAACCACCTGTCATAATGTCCATATTTACCGAATGGAGAACCTAACCTAATAGTATTTTTTAATGCTCTCTGCACATCTTTGATTTCTTTTCTAATCTGCTGTATTAAACCCAACGCCTCTTTTGGTGTTGTCTTTAATTCAAGTTTTAATTTTTCAATTAGAATAATTTTTTTAACTATGCTAATTAATCTCCCATGTTCTTTTGGGTCTATGTATTTACTTGGAACTCCCAAGTATGGTTTTTCTTGTGTCATCGTTTTCTCCTTTTGCTAATTTATAATGACATTAACAATAATAAAAGCAATAATATTTTATGTAAAGGGTAGTGTGTCAATGTACACTTTCCCTAAAATATTTTTTTGATTCTGCAACATACTATCAATCATCAATAACCCGAAAAATAAAATAAGTGGTAGTGTACACTCTGAACTTAGACAAAAAAAAATAGGGGTGTACGAGTGTACACCCCTACTATTAACTATTTAACCATACATTTCTATGTATTCTTCTTTGCCTTCTAATTCCACAAATGGAAATTCCCTCTCAAGTACATTAAGCAAATTTATGTAATCGCCACTCATCATTTCTTGCTCAATAGCTTTCGGGTCTTTGTCTAATTGTCTTGCCCATTGTTTAGCGTAGCCAATCAAAACAAACGCATTTCCCTGTTCTCCCATAATATCTATGGTTCTCACTATTTCTCTTGTCATAGTTATTTTCTCCTTTAACTAAATTGTTTATTAAATAATATATGCAATAAATTATTATGTATATGGTGGTGTGGGAATGTACACTATTACGAGAATTATTTTTTTGATAATGAAGGTCTAATAGTATTGGCTTGTTCGTTTTCTGTGGGTCTGTGGTAGTGTACACTCTATTTTAGGTTCAAAATTGGACAAAAAAAAGAGAGGCTATTTCTAGCCTCTCTTGATTTGTTTTTAGTTAAAAGTAATTTCTTGGTCAACTGCCTCTTTTGTTGCAAATGCATCCATATTAAACATGTTATAGTATTTTAGATTTTCTTTTTCAAGAACAATCCTTTTTATTAATCCCATTTCAGAGGGTGCAAGTCCATCTTTGTCCCAGTCCCATCCTTGTGCCCAAACTTTTTTATATGCATCCATCACCCAAGAACCAATTTTTTCATCTTTCCAAAAGTTATAAACATACTCATGCCCAAAATCCATTTCATGGAATTGAAACCCATGCTCATCTTTTTGCCCATTTTTATATTTATTTTCGGAACGATTGTCCCCGAACTCACTTTTTTCATACATGATATTAAAATCAATTTCGTTATTATCATTAAGATGCAAACTTCTCCATTCATACTGGATTAAATCCCTAATGAAGGCAATGCCATATTCTTTGGCTCCTACTATTAGGAAATCCCCTAATCCTTCCCCATATCCATCCATATGAACATAAGTTCCTTCGTAGTCTTTTAATTCTTTATCTTTACTTATTGTTATTAGTGCGTGTGTACTCATTTTTATTTTTCTCCTTTTGTGGGGCTGTGTACATTGACACAGCCCCCATAATTTTTTATTTATTAAGCGTAATTTTGGCAATAATGTTTGCCTGTTTTTGTTTCTTCGTTGTAATCGCATATAGATTCACAACCTCTAACTTCTAAAGCATCCGGCATAATTCCGGCAATAACATCATCAAAACCAGTTATGCCAGTCCAACAAGCCTTGTCATTTACGAAGTATCTTCTTTTCTTGTAATCACTTCTTTTCTTTTGCTGTCCTACAACATTGAAAACATGCTTGTTAAGAAATTCAACATCCCAGTTTTTATCAAACCATGAATAGAAATCTTCATCTAGTTCAAAAGTTGAACAATGTTTATTGTTGTATTCTGTCCTCAATCCCATTCTTATCGCCATCGCTTGAAACAATCTGTTGTGTTGTCCTTTCTTTGATACATCACTAATCAAAAGATAATGATTAATTAAATGCACCATTTCATGGACGAAAGTTTCTAATCCTGATGTATACCAGTTATCAGGTTGTAAAATGCTTTCTTTCATTTGCAAAGCATTTGAAGAATTATCAAGAGGAAGATTTGGATTCAATCTGTAATGAGCCAATTCTTGAGAATTTTTATTTTCTGTGTACATTGGTTGTATTTCAATTTTCACCTCATCAAACATTTCAATAACTCTAGCAGAATTAAAGTGCTTGTATGGATTGTCCTTGTCTTCAATGTCTTCCTTTCTCCATTGAAAGATTGAATCTTCTGCATCATCTCTTGTTATTTGAAAAAATGCAGATTGAAAAACAGCTTTCGTCAAATCCTTTTCATAAGCATTGTTTAATTCGTGGCTGTTGATTTGTCTTTTACCTTTTCCAATAAGATTACAGACATTCTCATCAATGAAAGATGGAAGGATTCCCCCTTCTGCCTCTTTCTTATCCCTCAAAGCAATTAATAAATCTTTGAAGAATTGTATCTTTCTGCCTTCTGGTGAAAGTTTTAAATCTACTTTCTTTTTGCCTCTGACAGCGTAGCCGGTTTTTTTAGTTTGTGTTGTCATTTTTATCTCCTTTGCATGACAATTTTATTATGTATAAATGAGGTTATCATATAGCAATATAAAATACAATAATAATTGCAATAATAAATAATTAATCTTGGAAAATAATAAAAACTTTTAAATATTAATGTTTTATACTTGGGGGGAATATCCATTTAAATATCATTTAGACATCAATAAACAAGCGTTCATATATTTTATATCTTTTTACTATGTCATAGTACAATGCCACTCTATTTTTTAAATGCAATCATGCTTATAAATAGTATTGCTAACATGCAATATAAAATTATGGTGTCATTGTACCCTACCACACCCACAGCCACAGCACCGATACACATGCAACGATATTATGTATGTATATGTAGTAGTCAGAGCGTTGAAATATATGTTGACCACATATGTAAATACAGCGTGGCACTTTTATACACCCCCTTTAGGGGGGTGTAAAATGCCATGCAATACATGGGGTAGAGATTATTAAGAGAAGGGGTGTATAATACTCTGCATGGCAAAACAAAAAGGTTACGCATACATAGAAGAAAAGGTTCTCCAAGCAATACCTTGTTGGAATCAATGGACTAGACAACTAAGAAGAATATATTTAGCGTTGCCAGCATTTGGTTCATCAGACTTTGCAATACAGGAAATATGCGAAGAGCTTGGATTTAATTACGAGAGTGTGCAGAAAAAAATAATTACGACCCCGAGTTTTTCTAAATATCTAAAGATGTACAGAGAAGACAATGCTTACCCTATTGTTTCTGAAAGACCGGATGGCAAATATACATACCGAATAAAACACGATGATTTAAAACAAGTGTATGGTCAGTACGCAGATATAATTAATTATTTCCACATGGAAGACTTAAAGGCACAAGGCAAGGGTAGCGAGTTTGCATTGAGAGTCATTGACCAGAGAAAACTTGTAGAGATGAACTCAACACAACTTGATGAAGATAAGCCAGAGGGCAAAGTAGAGGTTAAGTTATTTGATACAACATAATTTTTATCCATGGCAAAAGAACATGGTAGATTCAGATGCCAAAATAAAATGGGTACAGGCTGGCAGGCGTGCAGGAAAAACAAGAAGTTCTTTAATGGAAGCTATGAATGTTATACAGAAAGCAGCCACAACTCCTGTAATTGTTGGTAATTCTACAGAACAACTAACAGCAAAACAGGCTAACCTAGTTCCAGAGATTCATGTATGGACAGTTGCACCAACTAGAGCACAGATGCTTCAGGTGTGGAATGAGATGCAAACATTTATTCCAGAACAATATGTAAGGAAGACCAGAAGAAAGGGTCAAGCCGGAGGGCGTGGTGGTGGATTTAAACAAGATGATTTGCATGTATGGTTAGATTTAAAAAATACTTCTGGCACAACAGATGGTCTGTACAGAACAGAGGTATTCTGGGAGTTGAAGTCAGCAGATAATCCAGAGTCATTACAGACTGTTGGATTAGATTTTTTACACATGGCTGAAGCACAGGATATAAAAGAGGGTGCATGGAGTAAGGTGCGACCAACTCTAAACTCTCCGGGAAGATTAGGGAGAGCAATAGTTGAGGGTGTACCCCCAGAATCTACGCAACATTGGTTTGCAAGAAACTGCAAGATAGCAAAAGAAAAACCAAACAAGAGAAGAGCATACTTTCATGCAACTACTTTTGACAATACAGGTTTGACACAAGAAGACAGAGAAGAGATTGAAGATGAGAAACAAGCATTGACAGAGGCTGTTTGGGAAAGATTCTATCTAGCCAAGCAACCAGAAGGTGCAGGTAACTTCTTCAGAAACATTGAAGCTGCATATTCAAAAGGTGCTGTAGAACTTGCAAGACCACATGAAGGTAGGCACTATGTTGCAGGTCTTGACTTGGGAAGAAGTAACGACCCAACTGTCATGATTGTAAAGGATAGGCAAACTAGAGAATCGGTTGCAGTTGTAGAATTAATGAAGACAGATTGGTCTTTGCAGGTTGAAACAATCAAGTCTTTGAGTGTAAGATGGAACATTGAAGAGATATACATGGACTCTACTGGACTTGGTGGTAAATTTGGAGAAGACGTGCTTTACAGAGAGTTGATGGAGGAGGGTATTCCCGTGATAGGATATAACTTTACTCCACAAAAAAAGTATCAATTATTTTTAGATTATGCTATATCTTTAGAGAAGGAAACTGTATCTTTCCCACAGAGTTGGGTCAAACTGATAAGTCAGTTGGAAGATATAGGGCATAAGGAAAGTGCGAATAGAGGACACACTTTTTACAGCGTGTCCGGTGCACATGATGACTGGGTGGATGCAGAGTGTTTGGCTTTGATGGCTTGTGACCCTGCAATGGAAGGAGTGACTGGTGACAGGTTCATTCCTAATTCTATTTCAGGAATAACTCCCATGAATTCAAACTCAAACTACATAAATAAAAATTCTAGATTGCAAAGAGTAAAGCAAGCTAGGAAAGAGAAACAACTAGAAGAAGCAGGTATCTCAATAGAAGAATACATGCAAACTATAAGAAACACATAATATGGTTACCACATACGGACAAATATCAGAAGACGTAAATCCAGAAGAAGATATCGCAAGAGAAGCAGCCAACCCTATTGACGAACCATTTGTGTCAATAGACTGGGTGATTGGAAAATTAAAAGAAGGTAGATTTAAGTTTAAAGAATTCTACGACAACTGCAATGAATCAGAAGATTTTTATTTAAACAGATTTGATTTTTCTATACCTGAAACAGGCACAATGCTTAGATTGGGAACAGCACAATCTGTTGTAAACTCTCTTGTTGCTCACGTTACTCCACAGTTTATAGATATATCTGTTCCTGCTCCCGGAGCAAGAGGACAGGCAAGAGCAGAGAACATGGAAAAGTTTCTTACAGGTGCAAACCACATGCTAGAACAATTTACTCCAACTAGAAGAGAGATTGCAAAACACATGGCACTTTATGGGATTGCATTTGAAAAAACAGAATTTGCTGCAAACAGATGGGAAGAGTTTCCAGAACCACCAGAAGGTGATGAAGGTTTAGCAGAGTATAAAGAAAGATTAAAAGAAATCATTGACAGAAGAAACATAAACTTCCCAATGCAATCAAGTGCAATCAATCCTAAAATGATGGTCTGGGATACTAACAATGGTCCTAGTCCAAGATGGGTAATACACTTTTACGAAGTAGAAGCAGAGTGGGTAAACGCACATTTTCCAAACTGGAATGGCAAACTTTCAGGAACTGTAGAGTTCGTAGAAGTTTGGACATACTCACAAGTTGCATACATGGCTGATGAGAAGTGGGCACTTGAACCTAAACGACATGGCTACGAAACTTTGCCATTTACTATTTATCATCCTAATACAGGATTATTTACAGAAGGTGCAAAACCAGAAGAGTTGTACAGAGGAATCTTGCACGGCAACTTTGACATGATGAGAGCAGAGTCAAGACTTGCATCTCAATATCTTGACATAGTTGCACAGAGTGCTTGGCAAACTAAAGACTTTACTGGTCCACCGGGAATAACAGAACAAGTGATGGAAATGTATGAAGAAACTCCGGGTGCAAAAAACTTTGTACCACAGAATGTAAGCATCAATCCATCAAGAGTTATTGAACCACCGGCATCAATAAACATTGCTCAACAAATGATGAGTCAGTCTATTGAGGCAAACACAGCACCTGCTGTGGTCAGGGGAGAACGACCACAAGGTGCTGCTAGTGGTTATCATACAGCAGTTCTTGCAGGAATTGCAGCTTTGAACTTTGGTCCATATGTTGAAGCTGCACAAAGAGGACTGCAAAATAGAAACTCAATTATTTTAAATATTGTTGAAAATGTAATTAAAGATAAAGTGACTGTGTTTGGAAAAACAGAAAGTGGACCATTAGATGCAGTCATCAAACCAAACGACATAAGAGGGCACTATGTAAACATGGTGCAACTTACTCCTACTTCTCCAGAAGAACAGGAAAGAAAGTTAAACTTGTGGAACCAGTTATGGTTGTCAGGATTTACAGACCACGATACTGCACTTAGAAAAGCAGGTGTATCAAACGCATTTGAAGTTAAATCTAAGATACTTGCAGAACAATTCTTAAAATCAGAACAAGTACAGATGGCTTTGCAGCAAGCAGCAGCAGAGAGAGTTCCATTGCTACAACAGATAGTTGAAGCAGCCGGTGGTGGTCAAACAAGTGGAGAACAAGCAAGTCAAATTGCACAGAGTATTTACAACCAGCAACCAAACGCTGGTCAGTTCTCTACAACTAACCAGCCGGGAAGGACACTTGCATCTGAAGCACAAAGAGTGCAAACTAATACTAGACCGGTGATTCCGGGTAGTTTACAAGAACAAGACTTGGTAGCCAGAGAAATATCTTCTCCTGCTAGAACAGGAAACAGAAGAGTACCAACCTCTGATTTGCCACCGGGAATGAGATAGATGGCAAGAAAAACAGATAAGACAATACCTACAGCTTTCGGACATTTTGATGATTTGATAAAATCTTTTGTCAAGGAGTCAGAAAGTGTATTAGGTAATTATGTACAACCTGATTTACCAAAAATGAAGAAAAAACAAGTAGGGCAAACATTTAGCAACCCTTTCTTTGAGAAA